GTGACACCAAGCTAATCAAGTTCTTGGCACGAGAGAAACACCTGTCACCCTTCGGCCATGCCTTCGCATCCTTTCATGTTAAAGCACCTATCTTTGTAGCCCGACAGCTAGTGAAGCATAAGTTCCTACGGTGGAATGAGATCAGTCGCCGTTACGTGGATGATGAGCCTGAGTTCTATGTGCCTGACGTATGGCGTGGTCGTGCTGAGAATGTTAAGCAAGGCAGTGCAGGTGAAGTTAAGCTACCCTACCTAGTACCTCACGAGTTCAATAGGTCTGCCCTGTATGAGTACGAAACTTTGCTTGAAGCTGGTGTATGTCCAGAGCAAGCACGTATGGTATTGCCTCAGTCAACTATGACAGAGTGGTACTGGTCAGGTAGTCTTGATGCCTTCGCAGCCATGTGTAAGTTACGGTGTGCCTCAGACACACAGTACGAGAGCCGTGTTGTAGCAGACCAGATCAGCGAGAAGATGTCTGAGTTGTTCCCTGTATCTTGGGAGGCTTTGACAGATGACGCCTAAGATGTATGACCTAGAGCAAGGTATTATGGACTGCTGGCATATCTGTGATGACCTACAGGTAGTGTTCAAACAGGTTGGTGATGCTGACATTGAGCCTACCCCAGATGAACTGATGAACACCCTCATAGGTATGCATCAGCTGTACCAGTGGAAGTTCGAGCAACTGTTCCACTTGTATGAGGATGCTTTGAAGGATAGGCGTGAAGCGGTTAACAGGTGCGTATCGTGTGCCAACCCTGCAAGGGATGACTTCTGTGACTTCTGCCTCAACGAGGAATGATATGATACGTAATGCGTGGCGTATCTGGGCTAAGAGTTTGGGTGAGAAGGTAGGTGATACTGACACCCAAGCAGATGCAATAGCTGTTGTGCGTACATTCTGGTGGGTGGTACATATCGTCACCTGCTTTATGATTATCATACACAACGGCGCTAAACTAGGATGGTGGCTATAATGTACACAGTAGAGTTCGAGAGTGACGCATCTGTCATTACAAGCATGGATGAGTTAGACAAACATGAAGACGTGGAGATGGTAATAGCTGATGATGGTACTGTATACCTACGTCAGTTTGAGTATGAGCTTGATAGTCATCAGCTTGTAGTAATGTCTTACCAGCAGCTAATGGACTTGGTTACTTCCTTGCAGCAGACAGAAGGTCTATTCAAGATTGAGTACATCAAGTCAAACACAGGAGACTAACAACAAATGTTAAATTACTTTTATGGTGCAGCTACATTCTACGCACTAGCTGCTATCTTACTGCTATCTATTACAGATGCAGCCGATCCCGAAAGGCCTAACGCACCTGTCTGGTTCTCTATTACGTGGCCCTTAGTGGCAGTGGCTGCTATCTTTGAGATGATTGTTTATGGTTCAGGTCGAGGAGAAGACTAATATGACTGAGGTCGCACTACTAAGAAGCTTAATGGACAAAGAGTTCTACGATAACCACAAGGGTCTTCGCTGTCCTGATGAGCTGTTCACTAAAGATATGCGTAAGATCAAGCAGTCTTTAGATCAAGCGATGGAACTGTACGATAAGTCCATCTCCCCTGCTGAGCTGGAGGCTTTGTTCTTCACAGCTAACCGTACTATGACTACAGCTAACAAGGATGCATACACTCAGCTGTTCCGTAAGCTGCAGAACGAAACACCTATGCATGAAGAGATTGCTACTGAGGTATTCTCTCGCTTGTTCCAACAGTTCTTAGGTGAGAAGATTGCTAACCTTGGGTTCAAGTATGTGAATGGGGAAGAGAATAACTTAGAAAGTCTTCGTAGGTTGTTCGAGGATTACAAGGATGACTTCACTCCCAACCTCAACATTGAGTTCGAGGACATTGAGTTGGACACTATCCTTGAGGGCATCCAGATTGAGACTCAATGGAAGATGAACATACCTAGCCTGAGAGAGCGTGTAGAGGGTATCAGCGGCGGACACTTGGTTATGGTGGGGGCACGTCCCAACACAGGCAAGACCACCTTCCATGCCTCTCTCATCGCCTCTCCGAACGGGTTCGCTCACCAGGGTGCTAAGTGTTTGATCCTGACTAACGAAGAGAAGGCGGTACGAGTAGCTGCACGTTACGTCCAGGCTTCCTCTGGCATGAACATCAAGCAGATCACAGAGAACAAAGCCTTGGCCCTTACTCGTTACACTAAGGTGAAGGAAAAGATCAGCATCAAGGACAGTACAGGTAAAGACATGGCGTGGGTCGAGGCTGTAGTTAAGAGTCAGAAGCCAGACATTGTGGTGCTAGACATGGGTGATAAGTTTGCAACACAGGACAGTGACAAGTCTGACGTTTACCTCAAGAAGGCTGCTATCCATGCACGTAACATTGCTAAGATATACAACTGTGCAGTCATCTGGATGTCACAACTTAGCGCTGATGCGGAGGGTGTAGTACAGCCTAACATGTCTATGATGGAAGGCAGTAAGACGGGCAAGGCTGCTGAGGCTGACCTGATGGTACTGATCTCTAAGAACCGCCAAGTTGAGGGCATTGACGAGGAGGAAGACTTGACTCGTTACTTGACTATAGCTAAGAACAAACTGGATGGCGGCTGGCATGGCCGTATCACATGTGAGTTAGATGGTGACATTGCACAGTACACTGCCTAACGGTATGACCGAGGAGAGACGAATTGAGAACCGTACTAGACGTAGAGAACAACACCACAAAGAGGGGCGGCAAGACACTGCTGGACCCTTGGGAGCAAGGTAACTTTCTAGTGCAGGTGGGTACACTTAATGTGGATATCCCATCTGAGTTACACATCCTTACGTTTGATCACAAGGAAGAGAAGGACGTAGGTAACATCGCAGCAGTCAAGCTTCAAACTATCTTGGATGAGACTACCTTGCTGATACTACATAACGCACGGCACGACATGCCTTGGCTATGGGAGGCAGGGTTTCATTACGATGGTGCTATCTACGATACAATGATTGGGGAGTATCTACTGCTGCGTGGTGTCAAGCGTGGCTTAGGTCTAGGTAACTGCGCTGAGGTACGTGATCTACCCTCACGCAAGATGGATGTACTGAAGGAGTACTACAAGAAAGGTTACAACACAGATGAGATACCTTTGGCTGAGCTTCGTGAGTACCTTGAGAGTGACCTGAAGGTTACACGTGAGTTGTTCCTTGCTCAAGAGGATGACTTCGCCCAGCCGCAGAGTAAGTCTATGATCAATGTGCGTGACATCAGCATGAAGGTATGCATGACCTTGTGTAAGATATACATGCGAGGCTTCAAGGTAGATCGTGATGCACTGGATGATGTACGTAGGGAGTTCGAGAGCGAGAAGGTGCAGCTAGAGAGACGGCTTAACATGCACGTGCGTAAGCTTATGGGTGACACACCTATTAACATTAACTCCACAGAGCAGATGTCTCAGGTTATCTACAGTAAGAAGCCTAAGTCCAAGCAAGAGTGGGCTGACTTGTTTGAGCACGTGAAGGACAAGGCGGACTACAAGTCTACGGTAGAGGCTAACACTGATCGTATATACAAGACGCAAGCTTATACATGTGAGACGTGTGAAGGTGCTGGCAAGGTGTACCGTATCAAGAAGGATGGTACTAAGTACGCTAAGCCTAACAAGTGTAAGGACTGTGATGCACGAGGGTATCGCTTGAAGCAACTACATCAGTTAGCGGGGCTTAAGTTCGCTGCACCTAACAAGGATTGGGTGAGCGCTAATGGGTTCTCTACATCTAAGGGTAGCCTAGAGATACTTATCGCTACAGCTAAGAGCAAAGGTATGCATGATGCTGTTGAGTTCTTGTCGGACATCCGTAGGTTGAACGCTGTGTCCAGCTACTTGTCTAACTTCGTTGAGGGTATCGACTTGTTCACTAAGGCAGACGGACTACTGCACGTTGACCTATCTCAGACTACTACAGCTACAGGTCGCTTCAGTGGGCGTAACCCTAACATGCAGAACATGCCACGAGGTAATACGTTCCCTGTGAAGAAGGTGTTCGTGTCTCGTTGGGAGGGCGGCTACGTTATGGAGGCGGACTTTGCCCAGCTTGAGTTCCGTACTGCTGCGTTCCTTGCCCAGGATGAGACAGCTATGAAGGAGATCGACACAGGCTTTGACGTACACAGCTACACCGCACAAGTTATCACTGATGCAGGTGAACCCACCACACGACAGGAAGCTAAGGAGCACACCTTCGCTCCGCTCTTCGGGGCTACAGGGTATGGCAGAAGCAAGGCTGTCGCTGCGTACTACGAACACTTCAACGAGAAGTACAAGGGCGTAGCTAAGTGGCACAAGAAGTTAGCTAAGGAGGCAGTTAACCTCCTGAAGATTACTAACGTGAGCGGTAGACAGTACGCATTCCCTGACGTACACCGCCGAGAGAATGGCAGAGTTAGCCATATGACAAACATCAAGAACTACCCAGTACAGGGGTTCGCAACAGGTGACGTAGTACCCGTTGTCTTGATGGAGCTAGAGGAGAGACTGAAGCCTTTGCGTTCATGCTTGGTTAATACAGTACACGACTCAGCTGTTATTGATATACACCCAGAGGAGAGAGAATATGTGATTGCAATGATACACACTATGAACGAAGATTTAACTCACATCATCGCTGAGGCATACGATGTCGAGATGAATGTACCACTACTTCTTGAGGCTAAAGTAGGTCCGAATTGGCTTGACACAATCGATGTCTAATGCTATAACTAGGACTCTTTCACTATGTACAACGAAAGGCTAATGTACAATGAGCAACACAGAAATCGCACTGGCAACTGAAGGTAAATCTCTAGCTGAGATGATGGGCCTTGAGCAAAGCACGAGTGGCAAGCGCTCCATGCTTGCACGGTTCAGCCAGATCCATAGCCCTATCAAGGGTGACATGGAGATCAACGGTAAGACTATCCGTGCTGATGTAGTACCTGCAGGTGCTTACAAACTATTGCAGTCAGATGATAAGGTAGCCTACGCAGTGTCACCTAAGATTCGTATCTTTGCACAGCGTATGCAGTGGACACGATGGGACTCTGATAACAACGAGATGGTTAAGACTGTCTTGGCTAACTCTTTGTCTGGTGACTTGAAGGACAACACGGGTGGCTTCAACGCTGGTCGTCCCTCTGGATATATTGAGGACTTCCAGTCTCTGCCTAAGTCTACGCAAGAGTTGATGCGTAGCACTAAGCGTACCAAGGTAGTGTTTGGTACTGTAGTAATGCAGGGTGCCTTGGATGAGTCAGGTGAGCCTATCGATGATCCGTCCCTTACTGCACAAGAGATTCCCTTTGTGATGGATGTCAAAAGCCGTGGGTCTATCGCTGCTGTGAATGACGCAATGAAAGCTATCTCACGTAAGAATGCATTGCCTATTCAGTACTACTTGGAGTTAGGTTCAGAGATGCACGCCATGCCTAATGGTAGTGAGTACGCTACCTTCACCTTTAACTTGGGTGACAAGGTAGAGCTAGGTGATTCCGACAAGGATGTACTTGATGGCTTTATGGATTGGATTTCTGGTATGAATAACTATATCAACGATACCCATAATGGTAAGAGTGGTTCATCTGGTATGTCTGCTGCAGCCGAGGATGCTATTAATGCTATCGTAGATGTAGAGGTAGCAGACTAATGAATCACGTTGCTGAGCTGTCACTACATACATTCCTACAGAAGGCACTATCAGGTGAGACTACAGTCGATGAGTCTGTGATCGAACAGGTAGGTCAAGACGTAGCGGATGCAGTACGTAAGCAGTTCAGCAGCGGTCCTCGTGATGGGTTTAAACTTAGGATGTCTAACCTTGGGCGTCCTAAGTGCCAACTCTGGTTCGAGAAGAATGACCCTGCAGATAAGACACCATTCCCTCCTCACTTCCTAATCAACATGATGCTAGGAGATATT